GCGCGAAGATGACCCCATGGGCTATATCAAAACGGTGGCATCACTCATGCCGCGACAGTTCGAACAATCGTCTCCCTTGGAAGACCTAACAGACATCGAACTCAATGCAGGCATTGAATACCTCCGATCCAAACTTTCTATTGCAAGCATTGGAGCGGGAGCGGGAAAAACGAAGCTCACGCAATCGGCTGCTGAGTTACAAGCCCTACCCGAAGCAGCTGGAATTTCACGCGGCAGGCTTGGACTACCGGGAACGCCTACTAATGGCGGGCAATCAGCTGGGCAAGACTCTGGCAGCGGGCATGGAAACGGCCATGCATCTGATCGGGGAGTATCCTGAAGGCTGGCCAGGCAGACATTGGCGCAGGCCCGTGGTCGGCTGGGTGGCTGGCGTCACCGGCGAATCGACGCGCGATAATCCACAGCGCATTCTCATGGGCCGCACGGGTGAGTTTGGCACTGGCGCAATTCCCAAAGATAAGATTTTGGATCACACGGCATCGCGTGGCCTAGCCGATGCCTTGGACACAGTTCACGTGCGGCATTCATCGGGTGGCGTATCGACCTTGCAGTACAAGGCTTACGAAAAAGGCCGCGAAAAATGGCAAGGCGAAACGCTTGACTACGTCTGGTTTGACGAAGAGCCGGATGAGGACATCTACAGCGAAGGCCTGACGCGCACCAATGCCACCGGTGGTATGACGTACATCACCTTTACGCCGCTGAAGGGCATCACCGGGGTGGTACGCCGCTTTATCTTAGACCACGCGCCAGGCACGCACTTTACGCAGATGACTATTGATGATGCGCTCCACTTCACCGAAGCGCAGCGCGCTGAAATTTACGCTAGCTACAAGTCATCCTATGAGCGCGACGCGCGCACCAAAGGCATTCCACAGCTGGGGAGTGGTCGCGTGTTTCCAGTGAATCAAGACGATGTGACGGTGAAGGCCTTTCAGATTCCCGACCATTGGCCCCAACTCGCGGGCATGGACTTTGGCTACGACCATCCCACGGCCGCTGTGCGCTTAGCGTGGGACCGTGACAATGATGTGATTTACGTGATGGCTTGCGCGCGTGCGCGTGAGAATACGCCTTCCCAATTTGCGCCGAAGGTGCGCGGCTGGGGCCGCTGGATTCCCTTTGCCTGGCCACATGACGGCTTGCAGCGTGACAAAGGCTCAGGCGATCAGCTGGCCGCGCAGTACCGTGAGCAAGGCATCAACATGCTGCGCGTGCGCGCCACCTTCAGCGATGGCACCAGCGGCATAGAGGCGGGCGTCTCTGAAATGCTGGACCGGATGCAAACGGGCCGCTTGTTAGTGTTTGAACACTTGGCCGACTGGTTTGAAGAATTCAATCTCTACCATCGTAAAGACGGCCTGATAGTGAAGCTCAATGATGATCTTATGTCGGCCACGCGATACGGCATCATGATGCGCCGTTTTGCTCATGTGCAATCACAGCTGATCGCGGCCCCTAAGTTTGAAATGGCGAGCAAGTTTGGCCGCGCAGATGGCCTAGGGTGGATGCAATGATTCAGACGCAGACAATTCCTTTGGCCATCAACTTTGAAGGTACGGCACGGCTTGAGGAAGTGAAAGAATTCTTTGTGCAGCTGAAAGTACCGTTCACGGGCAAGCGTATCTGTGTCTATTGGTCAAAGATTGCGCCTAACTATTGGCGCATCCGTGTGGGCTGGCTTATCTAATGTCGGCAGTACCGCGCGACGTTCTAAAACCAGCAATCACCGATGAGGAAATAGTCAAAGAATGTATCGAGCGTTACCGAATAGCCGAAGAGGCTGAATCAGACAATCGCGCGCGCGGAGTGCAGGCCCTCGAATTCCGTGACGGCAAGCAGTGGCCCGATGACCTTTATAACCAACGCAGAATCGACAGGCGCCCTAGCCTCACGATCAATCACACGAATACCTTCGTGCGGCGCGTGGTTAATAACATGCGCCAGCAAAGGCCGCGCATCAAAGTGCATCCCGTTGGCGACGGGGCCGACGTTGCCAAAGCAGATGTCATATCGGGGCTCATTCGCCACGTTGAGAACATGTCATCGGCATCGATTGCGTATGACACGGGTGGTGAATCGGCAGTATCGATAGGCTGGGGCTACTGGCGCGTACTGTCTGACTACATTGACCAAGACAGCTTTGACCAAGAGTTGAAGATAGACGCGATTCGTAATCCGTTCACGGTCTACATGGACCCCTCATCCACAATCCCCACCGGCGAAGATGCTGAATGGGTGATTATCACCCAGAAGATGAAGCGCGCCGATTACGCGCGTGAATATCCCGATGCTGACAATGTCGAATTTCAGCGCACTGGCATGGGGGACAATGTTTCATCTTGGGAAACGAAAGACGAAATACGCTTAGCTGAATACTATCGCTTAAAAAAGACCAGTGACACGCTATACCGAATGACCAATGGTATGGCGCTGTTTGCCGATCAGATCAAAAAACTAGAAACGGAATTGTCGGCGGCGAAGGTCACCTATCTCATGGTGAACGGTAAGCGTTTCTCGCGCCCCTCTACGCGCGTGATGGTTGAATGGTATCGCTTGAACGGCAATCAGATTGTAGACCGGCGCGCCGAAGGCGCTGACCCACTGCCCGATAAGTGGATACCGGTCATTAGATGTGAGGGCAATGTCCTAGATTTGAATGGGCGCGTGCGACGCAAGGGCATGGTGGAAGACCTCATGGACCCGGCGCGTATGTATAACTACTGGCGCACCATGGAAACGGAATTGCTGGCGCTGGCCCCCAAAGCTCCGTTCATCGCAGCCGCTGGCCAGCTGGACGGGCACCCTGAATGGAAGGATGCAAACCAGAAGCCCTATTCGGCGCTGGTGTATGAGCCTGCATTCATTGAACAGCCGGACGGCAGCCGCACATTGTTGCCGCCCCCTCAGCGTATGCAGCCAATCCCCGTGCCCGCTGGGGCCGTGCAAGCCGCGCAAGGCGCGCAGCAAGATTTGATGGCCGTGGCTGGGATGCCTCATGAGCCATCGGCCGATGTGCCAGGCGCTGCCATCTCAGGCGTTGCGCTGCGCCAGCGGCAAGCGCTGTCTGACATCGGACACTTTCAGTATTACGACAATCAGACCCGCGCCATTGCGCACACGGGCCGCATTCTCTTGCAGCTGATCCCGTTTTACTACTCCACTCAGCGCATGCAGAGAATCATTGGTGAGGATGGCACGCCTTCCTTGCAGCCCTTAAATACACCACAGCCAAGCCCGATGAATCCGGCAATCATTCAGATAAAGAATGACATGTCTGTGGGCCGCTATGACGTGGTCATGGACACGGGCCCTGGCTATGAGACGAAGCGCCTTGAAGGTGCTGAATCGATGATTGATCTATTGAAGACCCCTCTGGCTGAGCCGATTGTCAAAGTGGGTGCCGATGTCATCGTGCGCGGTATGGACTTCAATGGCGCGGGTGATTTGGCCGATAGGTTGATGGCCACCAATCCCGATGCCATGCAACAGGCCATGCAAGGCCTGCCGCGCCAGGCGCAGCAGATTGTTACGACGTTGCAGAATCAATTGCAGCAAGCCAGCCAGCAAATTCAGCAGCTGCAACTTGAATTGAAGTTCAAGACGCAGATTGAACAGGGCTGGATGAAGGTTGAGCGCGACAAGATACAAGCCAAGTCTGGTGAAGTGGTCTTGAGCAACTTGACCAAGCGTGAAGACACGCATGTACGGGCTACCACAGCGCGCGACGTTGCAGAGATACAAGCAGGCGCGCAGCTGCTGAACACCAATGTAGAAGCCAGTCATGAAACCGTGGCGCGTCGCGAGACGTTAGCGGCTGCTGAGAAAGCAGCCAGCAAAGCCAGCGAATAATTTTCTTAGGTGAAAAGGGCCAAGGCGCTTTATTGCGCAGAGTGAACTATGGGCAAAGTAATTACATCAGCGGGCCTGAATGATTTTATTGCCACGGGGAAGGTGGAGGAAATCAAATCAGAAAAACGGCCGGCAAAAGTGAACGGTACCGCGGAGCCTGAAAAAAAGGCCGAAAGTGTACCCACTGAACCTGTCAAGGAAGAGCCGAAAAAGGAAGAGCCGAAAGCCCCCGATGAAGATGTCGCGGACGATGAAGACACGCGCGCAGCTGCCGAACAATCCGAGAAGATCAAAGCAGCGATAGCGCGCAAAAATGCCGTAATCAATCGCAAGCATAAAGAGATGCGTGAAGCGAAAGAGGCGGCTGAGGAATCAGAGCGTTTTGCCGAAGGCCAATATACACGCGCGCGTCTTGCTGAAGAGCGCGCCGCGAAAATGGAACGGGAGCGCGATGATTTGGCGGCAAAGGTTGCGCCGCCAGAAAAGAAGGTGGACTTGGTCAAGCCCGATCCACAAACCTTTTACGATGACAAAGGGCAATTCAAGGCGTTCGAGTACGCAGAGGAATTAGCGGCTTATTCTGCAAAGAAGGCCGTAGCCGATTTGGAAAAAAACCAAATCGAACAAAGGAAGCAGGTAGAGGCGCAAGCAGCAGAGCAAGCGGCGCGTGAGCGCGTAGCAGCTGCCACCAAAAAATATCCTGACTTCAAGGAAGTATTGGAAGAGTCAAACGTACACACGCATAACGCTGTGCTTCAGTACATGACGGGAGCCGATCACATCGGGGACATCGCTTACTACTTGGCGAAACACCCTGAGTTTGTAGAGAAAATAAACAAACTCAATCCCCTCAAAGCAATTGCTGAAATCGGAAAACTTGAATTGACCTTTGAGCCGAAGGCAAAGGAATCGTCTGTCAAAGATGAGCCTGCCGCCGTGACGGCCACAAAGGCAGCGGGAGCGCCCGCGCCAATCAAACCCTTGAATGCATCTGGATCAGTGAATACCAACACTGACCCCGCGAAAATGTCATTCCAAGAATTACGCGCCTATGAGCGCGCGCGGGCCCGCCGCCGCTGATTGCCGTACGCGCTCCTAAACCAACTGTTTAGGAGACCATCACTGTGGCTAACAACCTACTCACCATGAGCTATATCACCAATGAAGCTCTGGTAGTGCTTGAGAATGAATTGGTGATTGCAAACCGGGTGGAGCGCCAATACTCCAATGAGTTTGCACAGACCGGCGCAAAAATTGGCAATACCTGCAACATACGCAGACCCCCGCGATACATCGGCACCTACGGTCCCCCGCTGAATGTGGAAGACAGCAATGAGACCTATGTACCGGTCCCACTGATTTTCCAGTTCCACGTTGACGTGCAATTCACTACGCAAGATTTGGCCTTGAGCATGGACATGTTCAAGAAAAGAATTCTGCGCCCGCAGATTGCCACCGTGGCAAATCGCATTGACTCGGACACCTCGCAGTTTGCTTACCTCAATACTGCCACCACGCTGGGACAATTCGGCGTATCACCGGGGAGCTATAAGATTTTCTCAGATGCGCGCGCGTATCTGGCATCTGAAGCTTGCCCGACAGAGGGTGAAAAGAATTGTGTGTTAGACCCTGTCTCGATGTCGGCAGCAACCGATGCCGTCAAGGGGCTCTTCAATCCTCAAGCGCAGATTGGCGAATACATTGAGAAGGGCTTGGTGGCTCGGCAATTCGCGGGCCTGGACTGGTGGGAAGATCAGAATATAGCGACGATGATAACCGGCGCGCAAGGTGGCGCTCCGACTGTGACCGCGACCCCGACCGGAACCGCGCTGCTGACCACGGGGTGGGCGCAGCAAGGCACGCTGTCAACGGGTGGCTGGACGGCCAGCACGGGTGTTATCAAAGTCGGCGATACCATTCAGATTGCTGGTGTCTTCCCGGTCAATCCTCAGAATCGTTCCCAGTACGGCAAGATTCTGAAGCAGTTTGTGGTGCTGCCACCGGGTGGGTTTGTGACTCCCCCGAACGGCGCGGCGATCCCCGGCTTGACCTTCGGCGCGGCGACCGTGACCAACGGTACGTTTAACCCCGCGACGGGTGTCTACACGTCCACGGCTGGTGGCTTGCTGACCTTGACCATTGGAGAGGCTGTCATCTCTGGTGGACAGTTCCAGAACGTCACTGCCGCGCCTGGTGTATCTGCCGCCATCACCGTTAATGGTGGAATTGGCAACGCGAACACCACCAGCCCACAAGGCCTGGTGTTCCACAAGTACGCGTATGCACTAGCGTTCGCTGACTTGCCGCTGCCTCAAGGGGTGGAGATGGCCGTACGTGCTTACGATGATGAAGACGTGGGCATGTCCATACGGTGTGTCACCCAGTACACCATCAACAATGACTCAGAGCCGACACGTGCTGACGTGCTGTATGGGCCCGCAAGCCTGTACCGGTCTTTGGGCATTCGCATAGCCGGATAAGGAGCAAACAAAGTGCCTACTGTAAATCCTGGCCCGGCTATTACCGGGAATACCAACGCTGTTGCGCAGTACATTCCTGTCAACACACAAACAAACTCCACCCCAAGTGGCATCAACAATCTGCGCTGTCTTGGCGTAGCTCGCGCCGTTCCTTTGAGCGTCGCGGGTGACGCGGCAGTCATGCCGATCATTGATGCTAGCTCTTACAACGCGTTCCAAATCGTGATTGGCAATGCCCAAGGTGGCAGTGCGGCCACCGCAAACTTGACCATTAACACGGGCCCTGCCGTGTCTGGCACAAACTTGCGCGCGGCTGGCGTGCTGACTGGCGTCACCGGGCCACTGACAGCACTGGTGGCAGCTGCCGCGAGTCCCACAGTCATCAACACATCACAGACCCTTTACGTAAATGTCGGCGTGGTAGCAGCTGGCGTGACCGTAGATATCTTTGTGATTGGCTTTGACTTGAGTTAAGGCCTGAAAGACTGAAACACCACGGGCGGCATTCTTGCCGCCCTTTTTTTTGGGAGCAAACATGCCATCAGCAACAATATCCACGGGGAATGGTCGGTTTGATACCGCGATTCAATTCCCTATCACGCCACCGGTTAGTTTAGCCGCAGGCGCTACGGTGACATCCACTTACACAATCCCTGGCTTAGCGGTCGGGGACATCGTCACTGAATGCTTTCAGTCCGCGTTACCCATTGCAACAACCACTCTTTCTATTTGGGTATCAGCGCCGAACGTTCTAAGTATCCAGTGGTTTAACTCCACAGCTGGCGCCAGCACCGGCAGCCCCGTAGCAATTCAGACAGTGTTTGAAATATTCAGGCCGGAAGTGTTGCCAGTGATTGGTAATTTGCCCGCCTCAGTATTTTAAGGGGCACCCATGGAAACGCGTGCTCTATATCCACTCTACGCCCCCTCCACTAGTGCCAGTCCCGGCACATTGCTTCCTAGCGTCACTGTCGCTGGGTCCGTCGCTGCTACTGCATCAGCCATTTTCCCCGGCATGTCGCAAAACCAATTTGTACAAATCCAAATTTCGAATCAAACCGCGTCTTGGGCTTACGTGAACTTCGGTGTATTTGGCGCAGTGGTTGCCGCCACAGTTAATTCATATCCGGTGGGCCCCGGCGCAGTGGTGGTGGTGAGTGTTGCGGGCGAAGTCACGGGGGCTAGTGTGATCCTTGCGACTGGCACCGGCAGTGTGACCTTCACGCGTGGTGAAGGACTATGAGCCTCAAATCAGCCGGTGGTGGCGGCGGCGTAGGACCGGCAGGGCCGACAGGCCCCACGGGCCCGACAGGGCCGACAGGCCCCGCAGGTACCACGCTAGTCAATACATTCACCACTTCCGGCACATGGACTAATCCCGCGCCCGGTGGCGGCAAAACAATTCGTGTTATTGCCCTTGGTCCCGGTGGTGGTGGAGGGTCAGGAGGAAGCATTGCTTCCGGTACGGCCAGTTCCGGTGGTGGTGGTGGTGGCGGCGGCGCTTATAACGAAGTTAGTTTTCCCTCTTCCGTCCTTCCAGCTACGGTCTCCGTCAATGTCCCTGTCGGTGGCTTAGGCGGCGCTTCTGTCACGGGTGCTGCTGGTAATGGCGGCGCGCAAGCGCTCTCCGATACGACCTTCGGAACTTTCCTAACTGCCTATGGTGGTGGCGGCGGCGCGGGCGGCGCATCAGCGGCGAACACGGGCGGCGGCGGCGGCGCAGGCCCCGGTGCTCGCGGGAACAGCACCGCGACGGCTACAGGCGGCAACGCGGGTGCCGGTGGCGCAGCGGGTGGTTCGGGAGTGGGTAGCGCATCACCAGGGTTTCAATGGTGTGGCGGGGGTGGCGCTGGGTGTACGAGTGGGGCAGCTGGCGCAGGCTCAGGCGCTACATTTGTCGGCGCGGGTGGCGGCGGCGCGGGTGGCGGCTTAACGGCCACCCCTAGCGCAACCAATGGCGGCAGCGCAGGCGCAATGCTTAGCTTCCAACTCTCCGCCGTTCCCGGCAGTTCGGGCGCGGGCAATGGTGGTGCGACCGCCCCCGGCTATGGCGGGGGCCAGGGCAGTGGTGGTGGCGCATCAAGCGCAGCAGCTAATGGTTTCAACGGTGGGGGTGGTGCCGCCTATGGTGGCGGCGGCGGCGGCGGCGGCAGCTGCATTTCAACGCAATCAAGTGGCGCTGGTGGCCAAGGAGGGCCGGGACTCTGCGTAGTCCTAAGCTTTTGACTCACCTCTTTTGTTTTCGCCGATCCCGGCAGGCGCAAAAGCACTGGGACTGCAAAACCAAATCATCAATCTCAGTCCGACGATTGCCGATGTGGGATTCAATGGACATACGAACAATCCCGGTTTTGCGCTCTATTCGGGGACATGGTCGTCCGCTGGGAACCCGGACATTACGCACTTTGTAAATACTCCCGGTGTTCCTCTACAAATTCATTTGCATGGAACGGATTCGTTTACGAACACATGGGTTTCAACGGAGCAACAGAATTCGACAGCTGGCACGCTGCCATTCATTGATGGCTCTCGCCCCTTCTACTGTGAATTTGATTTACAACATGACAGTTACACCTCGGACATGTTCACGTCATGTTTCTTAGAGCCACAGCAACATAACAACGCACAAAGCGATATTTTACCAAGCCCGCCAGCGCCTATCGGCGCAGTGAAGTATGAAGCGTGGATGGAAATTGATGTTATGGAGTCAAACGGCTCCTATGAACAGTGCGCGTCAACCACTCACCAATGGCAAGGGCAATTCTCTGGGATTGCCTCTGCGGCCTCAGCCTCGCAATCGGGGACGGTGTTTACTACTGCTTCGAATGCCTTCACGGCAAACTTGTGTCTTTTCATTACGGGCACCGCGCCAAGTGGCTTTGCGCTCTTAACACCGTATTACGTTCTCGCAGCGGGATTGACCGCGACTACTGTCTCTCTCGCGGCAACACCGGGTGGCGCTGCAATATCGGCGGGGTCTTCTGCGTCTTGCACGTTGGTGCCTGGTTACTCGCACGTCTTTCAATCGAACATCAACACTCCACCAACGATTGATTTTACGCAGCGGCATCGATTCGGCGTGAGTTACAACCCAGCCAAGCGGCTCATAACTTACTACGTGGATGATGTGCAGACGTTTCAGCATTCGTCCGCTGGGCCCGGTGGGCCTGGAAATCTCATCGCTGGATACGACACTTGGTCAGCGCAGCCCTATAACTATTACATGATCGTGTTTCCACAAACGCACGGCGCGAACACTCAATACACGGTGACGGTCTTTAACATGCAGGCATGGCAATAAATGGTGCAACAAGTAATCAGTACTGGCACGGGACCCAACACCGGCACCGGTGACCCCGGCTTCACTGCATGGACCAAAGCCAACGCTAACTTTACTGAGCTTTACAGCATTGTCGGTGGTGGCATTGGTTCATTTTTGCAGCTGACCGTTGGGCCGCCACCCAGCGGCTCAGCCCTCACTGTCAATGGCGGCACAGCATCCGATGCTGTGGTGATAAATGAAGCAGCCGACACCACCGGCTTAACTATCAATGTATCAGGGATATTAGGCCCTCAAGACCTTTTGATAACTGGCAATAATAATAAAGAATCGATTATTCGCGTTACCAATTTAGCGAACGGCACTGTCAGTGGCGCGGGATTACAGTTCACAAATTCCGCGAGTCATTTTTGGTCGCAAATGCTCACGGCACCAGGGTGGACCGGCAGCCTCATGGTTGGCGCGCCTTTAGGCGAGCAGTACGGTCAATGGACCACGGGCGCATTGCCGTTCTCTGTCGGAACCAATTCGATTGAGAGAATGCGTATTAGCGCCGCTGGCAATGTCGCTGTGAATGCCCCGGCATCAGGGACAGCGCTTACCGTCAACGGCATTGCTGCCACCACCACTATGGCCGTGGTCGCAGTGGGAACCACTGGTATTCCTGATCTTAACGTGACTGGCAGCATCAATAGATCAGTGGGTAGTGTGACATCTAACTCTCTGGTAGGCACTTTGTCCGCTGCCGTGGTTAGCGCCATCAATGACGCGAGTCATGGCGCGACCATGGGAGTTACTAGTACCGGGTGGAGTGGCCCTCTGTTGACTGGTGGTCCCAGTGGAGAGCAAGCGTTCATTTATGCGTTTGGGTCCACTGTCCCGTTGATTTTCGGCACTGGTAATACTTATCGCGGACAGATTAATAGTGCTGGCAATTGGTCTATCGCTGCGCCCACTTCCGGTGTCCCGTTGACGATAGGCGCTGGGGCTACGCAATACGTTCCACTTATTGGTTTGAGAAATGCGGGCGCAGACGTTGAATTCGGTCATCCCAATGCGGCTGGATTTGGCTCCGTAATCGGCGCGGAATCAAGTAGCGGAAAGCCCTATATCGCTTTATGTGCGGGACCTGGCACCACCGCGAACACATACAGGACCTTTGGCAATCCGGGCCGTGTAATTCAAGCCGACCTTGCTGGTGGGATGGTCACCGGCAGAATCACGACAGCCAGCGCCGACAATCAATCTATAACTCAAGACTTGGCCATCAATGGTAATGGCAATGTGACGATTGCCGCGCCCACGTCTGGTAACGCATTATCTGTGAGTGCGCAGAGTGGTCAGCGCGCCATGACCATTCAAGGCGCTGGCGCTGGCATCGCTCTATCTATGACCA